GGGATAAGTAAATACCCTGCTCACCGTTGGCAGTTCCCACGCCAGTATTATAAAGTTCCAGGATATCATCTACCCTGGAACTTCATAAGATATCGTGTCCAATCAATCCAATACTTGGAATGTAGTCGTTCCGTATGCTGTTGTCTGTCCAGTTGTATTTCCGCTGATTTTATTTCCGTAGATATATGGTGTATTGTACTTAACCGCAATTCCATAATTACTGTTGTTTACCAGTACACAGTTCCACACTCTGAATGACCTTGCGTCAGACTGACCACTAGCAAACGCATAAATACCATAACCATTATCGTGTGAATATACGTTCCGAATGTCAACTCTTGCACCATAGCATGGAGAAGCAACACCGCCTTTAACGTTTCCATACCATTCACCGCCATCAATCAATCCAGTTGTACCCTGATGGTGCGAAATGCCATCATCGCCATTGTTGAATCCTGAACAGTTATAGAACTGCGTATCTCCATAATAATTGAGATTGAACCCATCATGTCCATTACTGTATGCGGAACAATCACGGAATACACCATTTGTGTAATTGATTACAATGCCGTTATTTCCATTGTCGTGGAAAGAGCAATTGATCACTTCCACGTTGTTGCACATATTAAACAGACAGCCATCACCAGTGCAGTTGTAAACTTCTAAGTCTTCAAGAACAACCCTGTCCGCATTTTCCACAGTAAGGATTGTTGCAACGCTATTATTTCCGTTTAACTTGGCTCTGATTCTGTTCGGATTGCTACCATCACCCCACAGTGTTGTGTATGCGAACAAATGCAATTCGCCACCATAAACATTTAATGTCTCAGAGTACACAGGTGTTGGATAAATGCCTATTTTTGTTGCTCCAAGATCAATAGCGTGCTGAATAGTTTTAAATGGATTTGTGGGCATACCGTTACCTGTCGTGTCACTTCCGTTTAATCCATCAACATAGAATGTTGCATTTACAGCACGCTGAGAGACAGCCATCAACGCTGAGTTTTTCAAGCCGTTATATTTGAAATAACTTTCACTAAGCATTGTCAGTTTTGTTGAAAGTCTTAAATATGCGGTTTTTGCAGGTGTAGTAAGTGTGACGGGTTCGCCCAGAGTACCGCTGTTAATATCACCAGAAATATACTGATAATACTTATCATAAAAGGCAATACCGCACACATTAGCGTTGTTGTTTTCTCCCACATAAGTGATTGATACCAGTGGACTGCATGGTATGAAATCAGTACACGCACGATCCGTAGCATTGCCTGTTGTTCCAGTATTTCCAATGAAATGACCCTTATCCCATTCATAGCCGACAACTTCGTTTATGCTGTCAATTTTATCATTAAGTTCAATCAATCTACAACCATATGTGCCAACACTGACAGTTGTGTCATTAACGGCTGAGTAAATACGAATATAGCTTGCATTCTGAGTTGCTGAAAATTCAACTGTTTCATTGTAGCTGAATCCGTTTTTTACGTTTTCAATTTCCGTGCCGTCTGATGTGCATGTGCGAACATTGACCGTGTTATTATTCGTTAAATTGGTAAACCAGTATGTTGTGCCTGCTGTGATTTCGCACGGAAACACCTGACCGCCACCACTTGGTTTAGTGAATTTTTCCAGTGTGTATAAATTGCTGAAAGCGTTCTTTAAGTCAGTAACTTGTCCCCTAACTGCATCTCCTGCGGTTGGATAGGTAGTGCCGTCAGCACCTACTCTGATGTCGATAAGTTCGGCATTAGCGTCTGGAGTAGTTCCTGAAATAATAGCGTCTATTCTTGCACTGTCAACAGCAATATTCTGAGTGTTGGTGTTGACCTGATTTTTAAGATTAGTTACGTCCTCATTCCAGTCACTTATGTCTCCTTGGATAGTGATGAGATCATCGTGAGCGTCAGAAGCGCTCTGTGACGCATTTTCAGCGCTTTCCTGAGCCGTTTCGGCATAGCCCTGACTGTCAGTAACCGCTTGGTTAATTTCGTCCGTACGGTCTTTAACTTCCTTTACTTCCTTGATGATCCAGTCAAGGTTTAACTGGTGTACATCTGAATATGGATAATTCTGAAATGCTCCCATAAATCCTCCTTAATAAATCTGAAGACAGAACCTATTCTTGAAGTCTTGAATAATCATGTCATAAATCTGATATTTTTCTCTGACGTCCAGTTCCTTCTGAATGATGTCCTGCTTGGTGTACATAGCGCTGTCGCCATAGTTATGCTCTAAATGGTTGAAGGTATTAGTGCCAGTAGCCTTTACTGTGGTCTGCTCCCGATCAGCGTATGGGTCGCTAGCACCGATAGTATTCCATGCCTTGACTCCCGTTTCACTGGTAGTAGTGAGGTTGGGAGTGGTAGTATCCGTGTAGTCCCGATGTCTGTCCATGTTGATGAACGGGTCATAATCCTCAACGTTAAGCACGCTCATGTAAGCCTGCCATCTCTCCAGTTCCTTTTGACTCCATACACCGATAGCATATTTCATCATGGCAGGATCAGGGTAAATGACTTCCAGTTCTGCCGTCTCAAGAACGATGTTCTGAATAAGAAGATCAGAGTCAATGCCTTCAGGAACTACCATGTTGTCGAATAGGGTATCGTCCCATTCATACAGTCCCATGACTGATAAAATCTGTCCTCTAGCCATACAACCGCTCCTCTAACTCTTTCTGCTCAAGATCACCAGTTTCACCGGTGAAGTCTTCAACCTTAACATCATACTTGTACTTGACAGATAAATTCAGACCAAACAGTTCATTGGCTTTGTCCATGTCTCTCTGCATGGTATCAGCCCATAGCATAACCTTAGTTCTGACGTCAATGTTATTAGCGTTTACTTCATCAACAACAAGTCTTTCCTTTTTGTAGGTGTTGGCATTTGGAATACCTACATCAGTATTGAACTTGTCTTCCCATTTTCTCATATCGTCCAGTATGTCTCCGGCTATGTAGTTTTGAGCCAAATTCTGACTGAAGTAAGTCCAGTTTGGTGTACCGTCTTCCTTGAACAGATTACTGTCAGGGAATACTGCCGGCTCTCCTGAAGCGATCTTATCGAACATCTTCTTGAAGCCTTCGGCCTTAGCCTTGTTATCTGATAAGAAGACGTAAGCCAGTTTGCTGTTGACCATATTCATGCCGGCTGACTCAGCGCATAAAGCCATCATGTCGGCATAGAAGTTCACAATGTCCATGACTCCGCCATAATCCGGTTGCATTTTGACCAGTGCGCATTGAGTACCGATCTCCGGATTAATGATACCCTTCAGGTGCGGATTACTGACGATGATGTTTGTCGGCTGATAGAAGACGTCTCTCCCTGATAATGTACACTGCTGTGGAATTACACCGTAACCTTTGGTCTCAATGATCCCGACAAAACCGAATACAAATAAGACGTACTGGAAATAGTTCATAGCCCAGTGATCCGGAATGCCGTCAAACTCAAAGACAGAAATGACCTTCTGAAGCAGATAGCGCCTGAAGTATCTTGCCAGTCCGGTGTTACTTGCATGGACTGCGCTCGGATTTCTCTGTGAGTCATAAACGTTGATGAAGTCATATAATGCCGGTATGCTCATTTATATCACCTCTCTCATAAGTCCCCATAACGTCTCCGTCTTTTAATGATCGCCATAAGTTCGGCAGTAGACAGATAGGTTATAGGCAAGTAAATAAATCCCTGAAATACATGACCGCTTTTAGTCATGTTCAGATCATAGTTAGTAGTTCTGAAGTAGTAATTGTCGTAGCCACTCTCCGAACACTTGATATAGGTTGAAGTGATCTCCTCAACTACTGCCACATGACCTGAGCCAGTTCCCCAACAAGCGATAGCACCCAGTTTAGGAGTCTGTCCTCTCTGATACCCATCACTGGTGTTTCCATACCATACTGAGCCATTACCTCGTGACAGATTACAGTTTGTGGCATTCAGTAATTCAAGCCATCTGCCCCAACAGTAGCCGGTACAGTTAGCCAGTACAGAACCAGTTCCGTAAGACGGTCTGCCCAGTATACAACGGTTATAACCGCCATAAGTAGTCTTAATCCAGTGAAGATCGGTATTGCTTGGAATGGTCAGTCTTGGCACAAACATCAGATTACTCATAGAAGAACCCTGCTTCTACTTTGCTCTTAATTGCCATGATCTCGCTTGCCGGTGCTGAGACGGAAATGTCGCAGTCTTCCGGTTTGATGTAACCAGTGCCCAAAGTGGCCGGTGTAGTAACAATGCAAAGTGGACTGCCTAAGTGACTGTTGTCATTGTCAGCAACTTCAAAGAACCTACTGAACAGCCTTTTAGGAAGAATGTGGCCGGACAGTGAGCCAACTGAACCGGTGTTAGATACCGTACCGATTACTGACTTGGCAAAATCATCTGCCAGTCCAATAGCGCTTCCCAGTGCTCCAATAAAGCCACCGCCTGAGACTGCTTCTGCTCCTACTGTCACTGCGTCCGTGATAGCATTAAACAGATTATTCTTGCCCATGGCTATGTTGACCGGAACTCCATAGTTAGTCACTATGTTGAATAACTGCATTTGGTTATTCTGAGTAACAGTTCTGCCTTCAACTTTTGCTACTCCGGTCATGGGGTCTGCCCACACTGAGACCAAAATCTGAGAAACATCGACCAGTTTGGTGGGATCAAGTGGAATAACTCTTGTAAAACCTAAGTCCAGTTCATAAGTGGTAAAAGGCGGTAAGTTAAGATATGCTCCTCTTGTGCTTGCCTGAGGGTGTTTGGGGATATTGACAGTATATGTAAATGGAACTTGAACATTGTCAATAATGTCAGTATCACTTTGGCTATTCCAAAGACCGCAAGTGAAGTTTGCATGACGTCCACCAACTGTTGAGAATTTCTTCGGAAACCAAAATGCTGAGACAATGTAGTCAGTAGGATTAAATAAACTGTTGATTAATCCATTAGTCAGATCACCCCACTGATATCCATTAGCGCTTGCCATAAGTGCGCTCATGACGGTCTCAAACTGAGTAGCATTCATCTGCCAAACTGTCTGTCCTGCATTGTTAGAAGAACCGACTGTCGTTATAACAAAATAACCGTCCTGATACCCTATCCCTGCTCCGGACTCAAAGATCGTGCTGTCATAAGTCACCTTTCCAGTAATAGGAAACAGCATGTCCTTTATATAGCCGTTCTTCTGCTGAGACGCTCTGAGTACATACATTGAAGTGCTTCCGATCTCCGTCTTGTAGGTTGCCAGTACGTCAATATTCAGACTGGCATACCATAATCCCCGATCGAACTTCCAGTCATTCACAAAGTAATAGCGGTTAAAGTCAGAAATGTAGGCATAGTTATAGGCCACCGGATTAGTCTGACTCTGTAATTCAATATAAGGGAACATCAGACTGCTTGGTGTCTTGACAAGGCAGTCGAAAGTAGTTCCGGCATTGTTAGCCGGTCTCTTCGTGCTGTTCTCCTTCTTACTGAATGTGTACAATTTAATACTAATAGACAATGTGGTCACCTCAATTTCTGAAGGAAGGGAAGTATCTCATAACTACTCCCCTTCCGATAACAGAGTGAAAGGATAAAGACTCTGTTAGTCTAACAGCAGTACTACACCGTTTTCGGTAAAGTCATTGAAGTAGCGAATGGTGTAGTGGTAGAAGGTATTGTAGTAGAGACCCTTGGCATTTAACGGAGTGGTCGCTACGGTTTCCTTAACTACAGTGTAACCCAGTGCTTCTCTGTCGAACATAACACCGAACAGACTGTCCAATGAAACGGCTGAAGCGGCTTCGATCAGAGTGCCGTCATTCTTCAGGTAGACCGGCTGAGCGTTCAGACTCATTGGAGCGTCAATGCTCTGCCAGTAGGCTACGGCTTCAACGTCAGCCAGTTTCAGGTATGAGTCATTGTAGGTGGTGGCATAGACGTTGCTCTTGATCTCGTTCAGTGCTTCGGCCAGTAAGTAAACCTTCAGATCACTCTTTTCGGTATGACGGGCAATCTCCTTGCCGGTGACGTTGATGTGGAACTTCAGTGATCTCTGAGCCATCAAGTCAGCCAGTGTCTCAATACGGCTGTCTACCCATCTCATGAACGGAGCATAGTTAGCCGGCTGATAAACAGTGGTTGAAGTCAGAGACAGACCGGTCTTGGCATTGTATTCAGTCAGAAGGTGAATGACGTTACCGGTGTCGCCTAAGTCCTTGCCTGCGATGAAGTTACCAACAGTAGCACGGGCTAAGTTTTCCTTGGACTGCTCGATGGTATCTAACATGTTCTGAATGACCATACCGATGAACTCACCGAACTGAGCGCTTCCGGAGAAGGCATTATCTAACTGCTCAGTGAAGATCGTAATATACTTTTCAAAGACGTTAGCGCCATAGAAGTTAGTCTGTAATACTTCCGGCTTGTTGATAACATAGTGATCAACGCTCTGTCCATCGACTAAGACGAACTTAACATCGTTTTCCCAGTCCTTGTCGGCAACCTGAAGTTTACGGGTAACAGAACCCCAACGCTGTGAATCCATTTCAATACCGGTGAACTTGGCATTGTAAGGTCTGTTGGAGAAGATAGTACGGGATAAAATCTGAGTGATAGCACCCATGACTGGATCGTAACCGGCCTTCAGAACAGTCTGAGCAACGGAAACGAATTCACTTTCATTGGTAGCAACAATGCCGGTCTCACCGGTAGCCTGCTTCTGAATAGCGTTAAGAATTGTCGCTAACTGATAAAAGTCCATATTATTTACGCTTGGCATAATAGTCCTCCTTATTTCTTCTTATAGGTTGGATTAATGATCTCAGCAATTACATCTTCAGCAGTCTTCGGCTCTTCGGCCGTGCTGTTCTGCCTGATGTTTGAAGTGTGGATAAGATCGGTAAGACTGTTGAGTTTATCCATGATCTCTTTATTGTTGTTGACTGTTTCGGTCTTCTCCACCTTCGGGGCTTCCTGCTGAATGACCGGCTTTGGCTCTTCCTTGTCGATGAATGGCGCTAAAGCCAAAATGTCTTCTTTCGCAAATCCTTCCTGCTTGAGTCTGATGATGTCCTCAATTTTCATAATAGTGCTCCTTTCATAGTTTCTTCAATGCGCTGGCCTTGTAGTAGCCGGTAGTCGATTTACCATCTTTACTACCCACTCTGTATGGATAAACTCCGTCAGCATACACCTTGATGATGTATCTGATATATGATAAACCACCGGCTTTTCTTCCATTTCCGTTGGCCTGCGAATTGCCATAGTCAATGATCTCTACTTTGTCCCCTACTTTAAGTCCGGCAGGGTCTGAGTCCGGAACTCTTAGGTTATAAATGAACCCTTGGAACTTGTAGTCTTTATACTTGAAGGTCTTGGGAATATGAGTGCGTGTCCATCTTGCACCGCCATAACTGGAACTCGATACATACAGACTGCCGTCCTTTTCCACACTTTCCACAAAACCCACATGACCGGACGAGCCACCTGACCAACAGATGACCGCTCCGATCTTCGGTGTCAGACCTCTTTCATATTCATCTTTATGTTTGAAGTAACTGCCGGCATTTCCCAAACATAACTTATCTTCACTGGAGTTCTTACAGTCGGTACATTCCAACCATCTGCCATGGACAGCGCCACAGCAGTTAGGCAGAACAGAACCGGTCTTCTTATCAATAGCAACGGCCTTATTATAACCGCCTTTGGTAGTCTTGATATAGAACTTGTTTGTCAGTGAAGGCGCTGTAGTCCTTTCCTTGAAACTGCTCATAACTTATCCTCGATGATCTGCTTGAGCGCTACCAGTGCTTCCTTATTTTCTGCGATTACTCCGGCAAGTTCCTTGTACTCCTTAACATGGTCTTCTCTTTCCTTGTTAAGATACCAAAAGATAATGCCACAGAACGCTATAGGGAAGGCAGTGGTCGAAAGTGCTGTCAATAATGCTTCCAGTTCCATTCTGCTCACCTCACTTAATCAGGGAAGAATTCATGCTCTCAGCTAAGCGTGTCCCTGCTTCCGGCAGTGCTGTATGGACTTTCTTCCCTATAATAATTATAACGGAAAAAGCACCCGATGTCGAGTGCTAATTCCGGCCTAGATGTAGAAGGAAAGTAATTACAACAGATCACAGTACGTTGCCAACTGGAGTTTGAATACTCTTAAAGCATACCATAATACTTCTCGAAAAGCAACTGGTGAATGTAACTTTCAAACAGCACATGACTGTTGAGGTAGGCAAGCCAGTAATTGAAGCAGTCCCGTCTGAACCTCTTCAACTCCATCTCACCGGTCTCATACGTCCTCTTCACGCTTCCGCTCTTATGCTCAGTTACATAGTAGAGACTCATGCTCTTATGCTTGTAGATACAGAGTTCTCCGACAACTGTCTGCGGTTTGTACTCCTTGATGTTCTGCGGTTTAATCAGTCCGATCTCCTCGTTGGCAAACTCGTTGCTGATGGCCATTTGGTAGAATGCGCTCTGAGCGTCTACGAGACGATATAAGGCGGTTTTCGACTTTGCCTGACTTACTGGACTTCCGTTCAAAATGAACACTGCAAGTCCTCTGTTGCGGTCTACGAGCGAGTCCTGACCTTTCCTGACCATCTTCTCAACAGTAGTGACCAGTTTCAAATCCATGAATAACGGGTTTGCGAGATCGTTGCTGTTGGACAGCAGAACGGCCTTAAGAGGTTTCTGTCCCTTTAACTCTCGGTTTCTGTTCAATGTCTCATAACAGTTAAGGAACGCTGAACCCTCGTCCCTGATGGGTCGCTCATGCTTCTCACCGATGAACTCGTCATATATCAATATTTCGATCTCACTTCCGTCAAAACCTCTGATGTTGCTGACGGTGGACAGTGCACACGCATAACCAATAGGCGCTCCGGACGGCATGTCCTGCTGTTGTTCTGAGTCGAACTGAAAATGGTAGAAGGCTGTGATGTGCTTATTCAATGGCTTTACACCTACGTTGTAACCGGTGTCCGTGTTGATCGCCTTAAAGGGACTGAGTGCCCATTTGCTGACAAAGTCTACCTGCACCTGCGTCCTTCTCATGAACATGAACCGCTTGTCGGTGTCCAGTATGTACTTCAGCGCTCCGTATGTCTTCCCAGTCCCTCGACCGCCGACAATGAAGATGAACGGGACGTCAGTCTCGATCATTGATCTGACGTCCGCATAACCGCTCTTAAGATAGAGGTTCATCTTTTGCCCCTCTCCCACATATCTAATATTTCTAATATTCCAGTTGCTACAATTACCGCTCCTATTAATGCAAGAACTATAACTATTCCTTGCGCAATCAACATCATCTTCTTGCTCTCCGGCTAGAAGTCTGAGCCGGCTTCTCTTCAACCTTTGGCTCTTCAGTCTTCTTTGGCTCTAAGAACTCAAAGCCATCTACCAGTACATCAGTGTTGTAGTGAGTGACTCCGTCCTTCTTGTAGATGTTCTGAACCATCTTACCGGTGACTCCCAGTCTGTCTCCCTTGTGGGCATACTGATCAATGGTGTCAGCGACCTTATTCCATGCCACACAACTGATGAACTGAGTCACTGCTTCTCCCTTAGCGTCCTTGCCGTCAGGAATTGCCAACGTGAACCTTCCTACACACTTGCCTTCTTCAAAATCATGTACGTCTAAATCTGAAACTAATCTTCCTACCAATACTACCTTATTCATATTTGCTCCTTTCATTGGTATTTTTTGTATAGAAACGGTATGTCCGTTTCACTGTATTTTATCTTCCATACACCGGACAGCAACCTCATGTAGTCTGCTGTAAGTCCTAAAGTGTATGTGCTGTTCTGTATGTAAATGTTAGATGTGATGTCATACTCCTTCCCATCATGCCGGTACTTGATAACTTCTTCACCTAGATCATTATACACACTTTCAGTTCCGCCTGCTTCCACAAACGTGAACCCTTCCTTAAATGCTTCAATGCCACCGTATTTTTCCAATTCCTCAGCGCCTTTGCGCTTCTCTACTCCTGCTATGGTGATATGCAACTTGCCGTCTTCCACATAGCAGTACTTCTTTGCTCCCATCGAACTGAACTTCTCATACTTACCTTCCATCTCGAATACACCCATGTAGTGAACCTCTCCGTTGTTGTCGATGGCAAACGCTCCGTTGGCTGTACTGTCTCTGATCCGCTCCTCGTTATACTCGGTTATGTCTATCTCACCTAAGTACTTCACGCTGTCGGTGTCAGCATAGACGAACTTCTCGCCTGCGATCTTCACAACTTCTTCCAGTCGGTATCTTGCCCATGCTGACGTCCAAACTCCCCACTGGTACGGGAACAGACTGCGTTTCCGGTAGACGTCTATCAACTCCTCGACAGTCGCTTCCTTCAACTGGAACTGATCGTCAACAAACTCGATGGTCGGTCGGCAGGGGTCTTGAACAAGAAGCCCATAAAGGCTATTGAGCAGTTCCTTGTATTTGGCATAGTAGAACTCCTGCTCCTTGTCCCCCTTCAAGGCCGTCTTCCCTTCATAGTACTTGATGACTAAGTCTCTGTACATCTGTGGCAGATAACCGTACCTTGCTACATAGCAGTCGGTCACCTCACTGGCTGAGAACTTGTACTCGTCCAGTAATATCCTGAAGTCGATGTCCGTCAGTGATGTCTCAAGGTACTTGGCGCTTAATATCCGTCCGTTGTCCTCGACAGCGTCATAGACGTTACGGCATTTGGCTGTGGCTAGATACGGCAGTCCCCAGTAGCGATCCTTCAATTCAACGTCCCATAACTTGATCCTGAACATCAGCGCCTTATTATGTCTGAGCCATCTGTTCACTTCCTCGACTGTTGAGTCTCCGGCATAGTCGAATGGACTCATAGGGAACTGGCAGTTCACCATCACATCAGGATAACTGCTCGACCGGTCAACGCTCTTGACGTCTTCCAGTATCTGAGTAGAATACCATCGTGAACAGTGGGTGTTCCCACCTCGGAAGCATTCCCTCAGCAGTCGGTACTGGTCAGCGTCCGGCAACATGGCCTTCAACTGCTCGTGATTAAACTTACTCAACTCCTGCCGTGCTTCCTTCCGGACGTAGCCAGTCGATGTCAGCGGTATGGTGTACAGCGTGTTCCCTTCCTTATGGAACTTGATCTGCAATGCTTCCACCAGTCCCAGTACGTCATTAATACAGTACTGCAACTCTTCTTTCGATAACGGGGTATCTGAGAACCGGTACTTGGAATAGTCGAAGTCATGCAACTTAGCGTCCTGAACTCCCATCTGATGAGTGAACCTATTCAGACTCATGTTCGTCAGCATGTAGGAACACCGGAACTCAAAGCAGTCAAACATTGAGCACCTCAGCACCTTACGATCATCACTCAGGAATACCTCGTCAGGCCGGAAAGCATAGACTCCCGTCAGGAACTGAAACTCATAACTCAGGTTATGCACGAATATCATCATCTTACTGCCGTTGAGTTCCTGCTTCAGTCTCTGCAAGAAGTCAATGAACTCTGACCATGTCCGGCCGACGATCGTATAATCCAGTCCTATTTGAAATTGCCATATATACATTATCGCCTGCTTGATCTCCCTGATGTTCGTGCTTTCAATGTCGAAGGCTGTTATCACATCTTTGAGATCGCTCCGGTCTTTCTTGTATGGATTACCTTTTGGCTTTCTGACAAGTCCATATTTGTTTATCAAAGAACAATTGAAGTCATGAACGTCCAGTAACAGACTCACTTGTAGCGTCCTGAACCAGTTCCGCGCTTTTTGGAAAAGTACAGTCTCTCCAAGTTCTCAGCATTCTCACTCCAGTACTCCAAGTTAGCCAGTATGACTTCTTCGTCTACTCCTTCCTTCTGCGCCTTGTTGATCCTGCTGATTACTTTCTTGTTATCGAACTGACCGAACAGTTCGGCGATGTAGTCACTGGATAACTGACTGATCAGTCCCTTGTCTCTGAGGTTAGCCATATAGTTAGCGAACTGATCATAGTTTTCTTCCGTCACATTATCATAGCCGTTTTGGTGAAGAGTCTCTATCGCCTTATTTCTACTTTCCTTGTACTTATCTACATCGGCATAACTGCTTTCGAGATAGTTCTGAGCCATCATCAATTCCTGACCCAGTTCATACTTATTGATGTCTCCCAAGTCCCCAAGCGTCTTGAAGTCCCCTCTATGGGTCTTCAGTTCTGCAAGATGAGGATACGCTTCATTCATCTGCTTGTATGCTTCTCTTGCTTCTCTGCTTGTTGACTTATAGGCCTTCCTAAGTTCTCCTTCAGTCATTTTGTTGATGTCAGCCCAATTATACCTTGTAGGTGATTTCTTCATCGTTCGCTCCTCTCAGAGTTTCCTCGATCTTGCTGATGGACTCATAGTCAGCAAATGATTTATAAGTCGATCTCAGCGCATACAGAATGATGTCAGTGATGGTAACTCCCGTCGATAGGCTCATAGCCTTAAGCCAGTCATACTCATCATCACTGAGCCGGAAATGGACTACTCTGTCCCGTGTGAACCTCATGCCCATAAACAGCCTAGAATGTCCAGTAACAGTATGAACAGTATGAAGAGTAACACCCAAAACAGAACTCCCAGTGAGACCCTGACCTTCTTCATCGCTCTCCCAATGTTCTCCATAACAACGTTACGCATTCCTTCTCCTTTCTAAGTGTTCAATAACACTGAGACAAGGACCGGAGTCGAACCGGTATTAAACTCCTTCAGGTAATAGGAATTTGTCTACCTAAACTCTGCCATTGAGTTACCTTGTCTCACTGCTATTGAGCAGTGTTTACCTCATTGTACTACACATCAGCAGGCCTTGCAACATCAACTTCAATGTAATCAATGCTATACAATGGCCTTGACTCACTCTTCCATACCTGATCAAAAACTATGTGGCCATGTTCAAAACATAAACCTTCAACCTCATCAATGTACTCTTCATCACCATTGAGATAAACAATTCTGTATTTGCAATTCATAACCTTTCTCCTTTCAGTAGATATCTACTTCACTGTAATATAATTCCCATTTGTGACAAGGCCAACAATAAACTATCTCTATGCCGTCTTTTTCTAAAATGCGATCGTGAACCTCTTGAGAGTCAATAGCCGTTTCAAACTCCGCTCCGGCATATTCTCCTGACTCAAATTCTATGAACCAATATCTGCTACTAATCATCTTCTGCTTCCTCATCGTGACTTACACACTCATAATAATAGCCTTCAAAGTCGCTTCCTTCCATACAGTCTGCCAACTCGTCCAGACTATCGAATTGCTCGACCCATACACACTCCTCGTCAATGAAATATTTCAACTGTAAATCATCTACAAAATACGTCACCTGATAATCTCGCTCCTCGTCTTCACTTGTGGTATACATTACTGGAACTTCCCTGACGTCTTCGGTCAAAGTCCGCTCCTCGCCAAACTCTCTAAAACAATAATAAGAATAAGCCTCTTTTAATCTCTCGAATGTTGCCATGTTGCTGTCCTTTCTAGTCTCTAAACAATTCTAACCCGGCTTCCTTCAGGCTTTCCTGAAGAGTATCCAAAGCCTTCTTAGTTGGCATTAATACGTCAGTGTGGTGTTGTAAGTAATAACCCCTTGTCATTTCCTTCGTTGTGTAGTTCACCACCAACTGGTCAATACCGCTTCTGTTCTCACTCTTCCAACCATAAGTCTTAACATTCATCATTTTCATCTTTCTCCTTCTGCCTTTCGGCCGACTGGCTTTCGCCAGTTTCGTCTTAATCTTCCAAGACTCGTCAGGGCCGTTAATCTTCAAATACTGCTTCTTCGAATTGCTTTCTTAATCTTTGATAGGTCTTTTCGTTGCCCTTACTTATAGCACTAAGCAGCCACCCCGAAGTATACATAATGCCCGCTCTATATTCACTCATATCATACTTGTCACCCTCAATGCTTTTAGCAACCTTTACCAGTTCATTCAATAATTCCTTGTTTGTCATCTTTATGACCTCCTTTATCTTTACAAATACATTGTACTCTTATTTGTGCTACAAATCAATAGGGTTGTCCATTTATCGTTACTTTTCACAAACTTTTAGCACTCATAAGTGGGAACTGCCAACGGTGAGCAGGGTATTTACTTATCCC